TTTCCGACGCCGCAGGCACGGCAATCCAAGAGAATCGCCTTGACCTCTTGACGGTGCAGCACGGCAACGAGCCGGCTCCCGAGCCGCGGGACGATGTACAGCTCCACTGCCGCCCGGTAGCTCTGCAGCGTGCGCGCTTTGATGCCGCCGTCGAGTCCCGCCAGCCAGCGGAGCGCGAACGTGGCCACCGTGACGGCACGATCCACGAACCGAGACAGGCCACGCATGCGGCGTTCGAGGTCGCGTGCTTCGTCTAGGTGGGCATCACGCAGTGCGGCGGTCTTGAACGAGCGGCGGACCCGCTTGCCACCGAGGTAGTAATCCGCGACGAATCCGCGGCCGGGCCGTTTGGTGCCTTTCATCGCCTAACTAGCCTTCCGGCGGCTTTTTCGGGTCGCGCCATGCTGCAGCCGCAGGAGCGATAGGGCGCCCTCTGCCAGCGGGCTTATGGCGTGTCTTCCCTGTTCCCACCGGGCCACCGTGTTCATCGTCACGCGGAGCGCTGCGGCCAGTTCGGCTTGTGTGAGTCCGAGTTGCCGCCGGAGCATGCGGAGTTCGTCTGGTCTCATGCCGAGCACTATACGCACCGGCTAGCGGAACGGCAACCCGCGCCGAGTCGTGCTCCTGCTCATATGCTGCAAGGTGGTGCTCGTAGAAGTAGCGCGGGCCACGAGGTGAGTCTTGGCGGCATTGAATGCGCCCGAGCCGCGCCCACTCGTTGATTGTGTAGACCGATACACGGAGCCGGGCGGCTGCCTCTTTCGTGGACAGCGCCGAGCGTGGCACGGAATTTTCCGTGGGTGTGGGTAACTCCGTGCCGGATGCGGTCAACTCGGCAACGAGGGCGGCGACCTGCGCCAGCAATCGAGCCGAGTTACCACCGCCATACATCCTATGCCTAAGCGACCTCGACTGCGGAGAGTTACCGTGCTGCTGCTTCGCTACCAAATCTGTCGGCGCTACTGCGTAGGCAAGGCGCTTCCAATACGCTTGGCGCGCCGTTGCGTCAAGGCATTTTGCGGCAAAGTGCGGCGGGGCAGAATGCCGCGGTTATTCGCTCAACCGGCCGTCTGCGAGATAGGCGGCAATGCCTCGATGCAGCAGGAGGCGGGTAAGGGCGGACATGCGGAGATGCGTACGGGTCTGGATCTGGCGGAGCTGTAGTGCATCGTCATCGCTGACCGGGACACTGACACGCGCCGGCAGGTCGCGGCTGGGGCGTCGGGTCTTGGTTGGCACCACTGACCTATTACGCAAGGCACATATCGGTGTCGATATGTATTGCTAGACGCCTGTGAATAGTGCCGCACGCTGCGGCAAAACCGTGCTTAGCGCCGAGATTTGCGGCGGCTGACACCGGCAAGCTGGCAGGCGAGCCGATAGGCAGCCCCGTCACGCTGGTGCAGATGCCCGGCCCAGTTGAGCACCACCGCCGCGTCTGAGACCCGCCCGACTTGGCGCCATCGGGCAAGGGTTGCCAGCGAGACCCCAAGGACTCGGGCGGTCGCGGTCGGACCGTTGGATGCTTGGATCGTGCGATAGACGATGTTGACTGGCGTCCGAGGCTTCCGGCGGCCATTGCGGCGGCGTGGCATAGGCCTTCCCTAAAGCCCGGCGCGGCCGATTGCAATACGTGTCACCTACAATACGTATCGGTCTTGACGGGTGCCGCTACCGGTCGTATAGTTCGACCCGTGCTTACCGTCGTCGCACCAACCGGAGCTGGCGGACCGGCTCCTGCGTGGCCCACGAAGGGCCGAGGATCGCATGCCGCACCGCATCGGGGCTCCAGTCGAAGAGTTCGCACAGCGCGACAAAGCTATGCGGCGGCGAGCGCTCCTCGGAGAGAAACCACGCCAGGGTATCGGCGTACAAATTCCGCTCCTTGCCGGTCAGCCGCCGTGGCCGGCGCAGATCAACTACTGCCTGCATGAAAACCGCTAAAGCCAAAGACCGCGCCGGGGTATCGGCTCGGCGCACCCGGGAGAGTCGCACCGTGTCGGAGGGATCGGCCGAAAAGAGCATCCGAGCATCGGGGAGTAATGTCGGCCCGCCGGACCTGACTTGCGCTCGGTGCTCGAAAGCCGTTAAACCCGGCACTATACGCGCCGCTTATCATGTAAGGGCGCAAGATGGGAGTATCCCGGTGGAAAACCACGAAATGGCACCGGCCCCGCCCGAAACCGCACTGACCCTGACCCCCGCTGAGGGTACCGAGACGCTTTACGACCCCGCGGCGCTCGCCTCGCAGCTCGAGACGTACGGGAAAGCCCGGGAAGTGCTCGTCAAGTGGCTGCTCGAGAAGCTCGACGCCGGCATTGACTACACCCTGATCCACAAGAAGGTTGGGCCGCGGGGCAACAAGCGCGAATGCCCCAACGCCGGCAACATGGTTGCCCGGGTCTGCGAGGAATGCGGGGGCCGCTCGACACTCTGTAAGCCCGGCTCGGAGAAGATCTGCGGCCTGTTACGGTTGCGCCCGCGCTTCCGGCGCGATGTTGAAACCTGGGAGATGCTTGGATCGGAACCGGGGGTGGTATCGCTCGTCTGTGAGCTGGTTACCTCGGGCGGTGTGGTGGTCGCAGAGGGCCGCGGCGCACGGCACCGGGACCAGGATTACGGCGACGTCAACAAGACCATCAAGATGGTGCAGAAATCGGCGCAGACCGACGCGGTTTTACGGTGTGCCGGACTCTCTGAAATCTTCACCCAAGACTTGGAGGATCTGCCCGGCCCGATCCGCGACGACGATAACGGGGGCGAGTTTCAGGCGCCGCGGTCGAAGAAAGCCCCAGCACCCGCCGATGCCCCGCCGGCCACCCTTGAGAGCCAGCTACGGGAATCGGTCGAGCGGGCGAAGGAAGCCCGCACCACGGCGCAGCCTGCCCCCCGATCGGCACCACGGCCCGGCAACCGTCCGCAGGCTCCCGTGCCGCGTCGCATGCCACCGCCACCCGTGCGGCAAGGATCTGCGGCCGGGGCGACCCCTCCCGATGCCCTCTCGCCTGCCCGGATCAACCGGCTAATGGCGTTGCTCCACGAGGCGGTGCGGGGGGCTGAGGTCCCGGAAGATCAGCACGAGGCGGTCTTCACCGATGCCCGCAACTACTTGTCGGATTGGGTCGGGCGCACGCAGGGCCGCGAGCGCATCTCGGATTGCTCGTGGAAGGCATACGACGAACTCTGCGCGCAGATTCCGAACGCGGTAGACGCGGCCCTCGGTGGGCAGGGGCCGCGCCCCCGCCCGCGGCTCGTCCGCCGCTCCTACGGCGCTCCGCGTCCGTTCGCCCGGCGCGGCTATTAGAGCGATGGCCGGGACCAAGCCCGAACCCGAAAAAGGCTCAGTTCTCACGTTCGAGCAGGATGGCCACGTCTACCGGGTGGATGGCGTGCGCGTGCCGTCGGTAACAGAGCTGCTCGAGGCAGCCGGCGTCACGCCTGACTACCGCAAGGTGCATCCGGCGGTGCTGCAACACGCAAGACTCAGAGGCATCCACGTAGACGCGTGCTGCGACCTCGACGACAGCGAGGACCTTGACTGGTCGAGCGTGCATCCCGAGGCGGTGGGTTATGTGCAGGCGTGGCAGGCGTTTAAGAAGGACTACAACTACGAGCCGATCCTGGCGCAGCCGCTACTCTATCATCCGAAGTTCGGCTACGCGGGCACACCAGACAGCATCGGTCAGCTAGACGGTTATACCGTGGTGGCGGAGCGCAAAGCCACCGCGCGGATGGCGGCCACGTATGCGCTGCAGACTGCCGGCTATGCCTGCGAGGGGCTGCACTTGGCTCCTCGAGGTGGCGGCCTGCTCGAGCCCGTACCGTGGGCTGGCCCCGTTCTGCGGCTCGGGGTGCACTTGCAGCCCGGGGGCCGCTACGACCTAGTGCCCTACGAGGATCCCGACGACGAAGCGGCGTGGCTCGGGGTGGTCGCACTCGCCAAGTGGCGGAAGCTCCGTGGCTAGCCGCAATCTGCCGCACCCCCATTGACGCGACCCACTACCGAACGTATAGCGGGCGCGACTATGGGCAGGGTGATTCCGTTTCGGAATCGTCGTGGTGGTGGCCCTCCCGAGCACGAGGGACGCGGTGCGGACAAGTGGCGTATCCTCCGGCTCGTGCCGCTGCCTCAGACCTTGTGGCACCTCTACATTGCGGCCGTCGATACGTTCACGGGACCGGAGCCGCGCATTCTCACGTGGACCGATACGGTTGCAGCGTGGGGCGAAGTCGAATGGACGTGGAGCGAGCCGCATCCGCTCTTTCCGCCCGTGGAGATTTACTGGGAAGCGCTCGTGTGTGACGCCGAAGGTACACTCTGGCCGGTCGGTACGCAGCACGCAAGCAACGTTGTCGATACGGTGGTGGTAGGCCCGGGTGAAGAGCTACCGGAGTGGTGGGGTGGCTTAGGGCCTGCCGACGATGCCCGCCGTGCGCTGCTTGCCAAGTACCGCGAGCGCTAATCGGTCAGCCGCCTAGTGCGGAACGACCTCGCGAATCCGCGTGTGAAGCTGCATCCAGATATTCGGCACGTAGCGCGGTGGGTCACCGACGCAATCCGCGTCGGCCCGCTCCTCGCATTCGTTGGCAATCTCCTCGAGCAGTGCACGTAGCCGGGCAATCTCCCGGTGGCAGGCCGCGTGCATCTGGTAGTGCTCGACGGTGCCGGGCTTATCCGAGTTGATCATGGCATAAGTCGCGGAAGAAGCCCGGCCCGGCGCTCGAGACGGCTGTGATGCGCCCGCCGCCCTCGATGGTTGGCCGGAGGGCTACCCACGTCTCATAGGCGTGTTCCCAAAAACTGACTTCATCGGCCAGCACCGATGTGAACGTGTGCTGTCGCGCTTGCTCCTCGCCTTCCCCGAGCGCGACGATTTCCGAGCCGTTGGCAAACCGCAGCAGCCCAACGGAGTACTCCATCTCTTGCGCGGGCAAGGACGCCGGCAGATGCTGTACGATGAACCGGGCGCGACGCACCAGCTCGCAGGAGCCTTCCGTTTCCGTTCTCCCCAATTTCCGCGCCATGAACGCGACCTTGGACAGCGGGGAAAACATGGCGAGCCACACGTTGCACGCCACCATCAGCCAAGTGATTACCATCCGGCGGGATTTGGCGACCACCAAAATCGGCAGGCTCTGCCACCTGCGCACGAGGAGTTCGGCGTACTCATGTGCGGGGTAGCGCCGGACCATGCCGCTCGCTTCATCCCGGGTCCACACGCAGTCCCTGACAAATGCCCACGGATCGCCCTGAATGCCGTACTGGCGCGCCGCTTTCTTCTGCTCCAGCGCGAGCCGCGCCGCGGCGCGGATCGCTAAGGGATGATCCGGCCCGAGAACACGGCCCGTGCCGGAGCTATTATCCAACGTTTATCGGGGGCCGGAAGGTTTGTAGCCGCGGCTCCCGCAGCTCGTGCTTCGCGCGCCAAGCGTCGCGGCATTCTGCGGCATGAAATAAAATATCCGGTGCGGTCCCCTCGATCGTGCGGCCCCCGGGCGGAAACGCCGCGTGGGGATCCTCGTAGAGATAGACGACGCTGACCATTTTCCAGCCGTCGAGGCTATCCGCGGTGACGCCGCATCCTTCGCACGTGTATGTGATCGGCATGTGTCTCTTCTCCTATCAGGTGAATTCCATTGCCCACATGTAGCCCGCGGAGTCTGGAGCGGCGACGAAAAATGCAGTGCTCTGGAAGACGTCCCAGAGAATCGTCCACGTTCCGGCGCCAGGATTGACCCATCCGAGCATCGGGGGACACGCAAACCGCTCAACGTTGTTTGCCGCCGCCAGCAGATCGTACCGGACCTGCGTGATGAGTGCGCTGTTCTGGCTGATCCAGAGCCGGAAGTAGAGGATGCTGTAGGGCGACACATACCAGATGTACCCACCGGGCTGCACCCCGGCAAGGATCCACCCGCCGCGTGTCGTGAGGGTGATATTTCCGATGCTGAGCCAGGCCCCGGTCTGCATCGTGTTCCAACCCGGGGCAAACGGGACGTTTGTCAGCGCATTGGTCGCCGCGCCGATCGCCATTTTCGCCTGGTTGATGCGCTGCGCTCCGACAGAAGGATTTGGCAGCGTCCCGGTTAGGTCACCGCCCAATTGTCCGACGTTGGTTGCTGCCGCGCCTGCAGCCATGCCGGGATTTGGATAGGACCCCGAAAGGACATTCCCGGCTGCTCCGCTGGGCGCCCCGCCGGGAGCCGCACCCCAGACGGTATCGGTGGCGGTCGCGATGAGCACCTGTCCCGACGTGCCTTTCGCCAGGCGGGTGAACGTCGGCGTCGTGCCCTGCGCCACGAGCAGATCGCCACGGGTCACCGGGGTGGTGGTGCCCAGCGTCGCGCCATTGATTCTCGAAACCGTGGGGCCTGGGTAGTTCGACGATAAATCCCCTGTGGCCGCTCCTGTGGGCGCTCCACTGGGCGCGGTCTGCCACACGGCATCGGTGGCCGTGGAGGTCAGCACCTGCCCGGTGGTGCCTTTCGCCAAGCGGCTAAACTGCGCCGTCGAATCCGCAACCAAAATGTCGCCGCGCGCGACTGGCGTGGTCGTGCCGAGCGCCGCACCTTTTATCCGCGCAACCGTGGGCGCTGGCATGGAGCCGCTGAGGTCACCTGCGACTGGCCCCACCGGCGATACCGGCGGACCACCCGTTACCACCCACACGTGGCCATCCCACTGATACGTGGCGCCGTTGGTGGCGACGTACTGCTGGTTCAGGGTCGGACTGTTCGGAAAATCGAGCGCTGCCATCAGAGCGACTTGCTGACATCGGGTGCGCGGTACCGCTCGGGCGCTCGCTCAGGAACGGATAAGCGGGCAGGTTGACGCCACTCCTCGAAACACGACAGGTCATGAAAGAGCAAATCCGGCAGCGTGGCGTCGAGGGTGCGGCCCCCGGGGAATGGCGTATTGGGGTCCTCGTGGAGTAACTGGATCGAGACAATCAGCCATCCCTCGAGACTCGCTGCGGTCGTTCCACAATGGTCGCAGTGGTACATGATTGGCATTGCTTGGAGCCTCCTAACTCCACTGCACTGCGGCGAGCATGGGCGACCAGTTCGTCTGGAACGCCCCCGGGGAGCTTGGTGTCTGCTGGACGACGGTCAGCTTCAGCCGCCCGACCGCCGCCGTCGGCGTCCAGAGGTAGGGGAGGACCGCGAGCCCGCCGGAACTCAGGAACGCCGGGGCCGCGACCAGGTTATTTATCTGGGTCAGCACGGTGCCCGCCACTTGACCAGCCGCCCCGCCACTCTTGAGATACGCCACGAGCGACGCATTCATGGGAGTGGCGGTCGAATTGGCGTAGGTCACCGGGCAGACGCCGAGCACGAGAATCGGTCGGTTGACGGTGGCGGCGGTCGCGTCGACATCAATGAGCAGGATTTCGGTTGTACTGATTGTGATATTGCCGTTCGCGGTTCCAGAGGCGAGCCAATAGAACGCGGCGCCCGCGGCGAGTTTTGCCGTCGTCACTTGGCTGTCATTGAGGTTCGCGGTCAGTAACCCGTTCGGCGCCGTCGGGAACTGGGATTGCGCGAGTGCTTGCCACACGGCATCGGTCGCGGTCGCGGAGAGCACCGTGCCGGCCGCGCCCTTGGCGAGGCGAGCGAGTTGGGGCGTTGCGTTGCCCACGAGGATATCCCCGCGGGTGACCGGCGTTGTCGTGCCGAGCGCCGCACCGTTGATACGCGCAACAGTCGGCCCCGGGTACGTACCGGATAAGTCTCCGCTTGCTGTCCCGGAGGGTGCACCGCCGGGTGGCGTTGTCCACAGCGCGTCGGTGCCGTTTGATTGCAGCACAGTGCCACTCGCACCAAGTGCTAGGCGGCTGAGTGCTGGGGTGGCATTCGCGACAAGCAGGTCACCCCGGGCGAGCGGCGTGGTGGTGCCCACTGCCGCGCCATTGACCCGTGCAACCGTGGGCGCCGGATAGCTGCCACTCAAGTCGCCGGACGCCGCACCCGTTGGCGGGAGTGAAGTCGGGGTGCCGGTAATCGCTGCGTAGCTCACCCCCGGATTGGGGTACGAGCCGGTCAACGCCCCGCCTGCGGCACCGCTTGGCGGCAGGCTCGTTGGCGTGCCGGTGATGGCGGCGTAACTGACGGCTGGGTTGGGGTACGTACCCGTCAGTGCTCCGCCTGCGGCTCCTGACGGCGGAAGCGTCGTTGGCATCGTCGGTGGGGTAACCCACGCGGTCGCGTAGTCGGTTGCGCTCGACTTCTGGAGCTGCTGCCCCGCAGTGCCCCCGGCGGGTACGCCCGGTCCCGGCGGTCCGGTGGTGCCGGGAGGTCCCTGCGCTCCGGTCTGCCCGGTTGCTCCGGTATTTCCGGATGCTCCCTGCTCGCCGGTATCTCCCTTGTCGCCTGTGTCGCCCTTCGCTCCGGGTGCGCCCGGTGTCCCTGGGTCACCCTGCGGTCCCGGCGGTCCCGGCACCGTCGATGCAGCGCCGGGCGGTCCTGGCAATCCGGTCGCACCGGTATCGCCCTTCGGGCCGGGAACAGTCGAATCCGCGCCCTTCTGTGTCGGGGTGGCCGGAACGAACTGCTGGGAGGTGCCATCGTCATAGTAGACGTAGAGCTGTCCATCCGGATCGTTTCTCCACCAGAGATCACCCTGCACGGGGGCCAGCGGCGCCGTGGGGCCGACGTTCACGCTTGCACCACCACCACCAGTGCCCCCGGTTACCCACGTGGTATCGAAATCGGTTGCGCTCCGCTTCGCCAGGTACTGCCCAGCCGTCCCGCCTGCGGCTAGTCCCTGCCCTGCGGGTCCGGTAGCCCCTGGTGGTCCTATCGGTCCTGCAGAGCCTGGTGGACCAGCGGGGCCGACATCGCCGGTATCACCCTTGGTACCTGCGGGGCCGGTCGCACCGGGTGGCCCGACGTCGCCCTGCAACCCTTGGGGGCCTGGGGCGCCGGGAGTGCCCGGGGCGCCCGCCATGCCTTGCTCGCCCTGCGGACCCGGGTCGCCGCGCTGCACCGGTACCGCGGGAACGAACTGCGAGCTATTGCCATCGTTGTAATAGACAAAAAGGTTGCCGTCTGGGTCGGATCTCCACCAGAGATCGCCCTGTGCAGGCGCAACGGGAGCTGTTGCGCCGATGCTCACCGTCGCGCCACCACCACCGCCGCTCGGGGTGCTCCAGACGGTGTCGAACGAGCTGTCAGTCTGCTTCGTCAACACCTGCCCGGCGAGTCCACCCGGGGCGAGCCCGGTGCCGGGAACTCCTTGCGGGCCTGCGGGTCCGGTGGCGCCGATCGCTCCGGGCAGTCCCGGTGGACCCGGGGAACCGTCGTCGCCCTTCACGCCCTGCGGACCTGCAGGTCCCGTCGGGCCGGGAATCCCCTGCGGACCTTGTGCACCATCCGCACCGGGGAGTCCCTGATCACCCTTCTGACCAGTTAACCCGGGTGGACCAACGTCACCAACGGCACCCTTGGGTCCGGTGGCGCCGGGTGGCCCCTGCACGATGCCTGTGTCTTGCCATTCCGTCCCGGTCCAGACGTGGAGGTGGCCGTCCGACGTGATCCAACCGTCACCGATGCCCGCATCACCCGGCAGCTCGGCAGCGGTATCGACCGCCCCCAACACCGTGATTCCCCGGCCAATCGGTCCCTCCGGTCCCGGCGGTCCCTCCGGTCCTGGCGGTCCCACCACACCCGCCGGACCGATGAATCCCTGCGGACCCATCGGGCCGACGTCACCTTGATCGCCTTTCGGACCGATGGCGCCCGTTTCGCCTTGCTCCCCGACTCCGGGCGGTCCTTGCGCTCCCATCGGGCCAGTGGCGCCGGTCTCACCGCGAGGTCCCTGCTCGCCGGTCAGGCCGGTTGCGCCGATCGGTCCCTGCACCCCGGCTGCACCGGGCAGCCCAGGATCACCTTGTGGACCCTGTACGCCAGTGACCCCGGGGATCCCCTGTGGCCCCTGCGGACCACTCGCCCCCTGCGCGCCGGGCGGTCCCTGTACGCCTGGGGCTCCGGTAGTGCCCGGCGGTCCCTGCACTCCGGGCGGTCCCGTCGATCCCGGCGGCCCCTGCGCCCCCACCGTACCGTCTGCACCCGGTGGCCCTTGGATGGAGCCGCCACTGAACCACTTCGTACCATCCCAGATCCAGAGCGAGTGATCGTCCAGCGCGATGTAGGCGTCACCCGAGACGTTGCCACTGGGGGGTAGTGCCGTATGGCTGGCGACGGATCCCCGCATGGTGATCCCGGTTCCCGCGGCGCCCTGCGGCCCAGCCGGTCCCGGTCCGCCCTGAATGCCCGGTGGTCCCTGCACCCCAGGGGCTCCGGGTGGTCCTGCAGGTCCCGGCTGCCCGGTCACGCCCTGCGGCCCGGTCGCTCCCTGCGCGCCGGCTGGACCGGCCGGACCCACCGATCCCTGCGGCCCCGGGTTTCCTGCGGGGCCTGCCGGCCCGGGATCTCCCTTTAAGACTGGAGTCGCGGGTACCCACTGCGACGATGTCGTCGGGTCGGTATAGTAGACGTAGAGTTGTCCGTCGGGATCAGACCTCCACCAGAGGTCGCCCTGCGTAGCGCCCGCTGGAGCCGTCGCGCCGACGTTGACGCTCGCGCCACCGCCACCACCACCCGGGGTCGGGGTCACCCACGCGGTGTCGTAGTTGTTGCCGGAGATCTTCTCGAGCACCTGCCCCGGCTGCCCACCGGTCGGTACTCCGGGGCCTGTCGGTCCCGGTGGTCCTGCGGGTCCTGGCGGCCCGGTGCCTGCCGGTCCCGGTGGTCCCGGCGGTCCCTGCACACCCGGGGCACCCCCACCACTCCCGCGCGCTCGCAGCGGCGGTCGGAACTGCAATGGCAGCCGATTCGTCACCGCATCCACGCCGCGCTTGTACTCCGCGCGGGTGGCACGTGCCTAGCCCGACGCCGCTACCCTAAGGCTCGAGGGCGGCGGCATCCATCGCCGCCCCTAACCAGGCCACCGCGCCCCGCACGATCGACCCGGCATGCGGCCCCAAGGTCTGCGATGCCCCGCACCACGGCTCGAAGCCCCCGGCAGCATCGACGGCCACCACCGCCACGGCCCGAATGCGGCCCTTCTCGACCCCACGGAGCAGCTCGGTCAGGGATCGCTTCACCCCGTCCGCATCCTCGAGCGGGACCACCCGGACGCTCATGCCTCGAGCCGCCTCGTCCTACGCCGACGCTAACCGCGCCATCCGCCGCAAGATGTCCGGCCCACACAGCCAGACCGGCGCCGTCTCCGTCGCCCACACCGCCGGATACTTCGGCCCCAGCGCCCACATGTCATAGTTCGACGACTTCCCGCAGTCCTTGCACGTCATCGCTGAGTCCTCTTCCGCTTCCGCTCTGGCGTCCGCCGCCGTGCCTCCGCCGCGATCACCTCCCACACGGACCACGGCAGACGCTTCTTCATTAGCTTCGGCGGAATCACCTCGTCCATCACCGCCACAAAGGCATCACACCGCCGCGCTAACAGCTCCAAGTCCTTCGGGCCCAAGACATACGTGCGATCGGCCAGAATCTTCATTCCGTCGGCCCCGGCAAATATCCGGCCACCCCCTTGAATCGCTCCGGCCACTCGCCGGTGGTCGCCAAACACTCCAGCTCCGGCTCGCTCATCTGCTCGAAGAGATGCGCATGCAGCACCTGCTTCCGCTCCACCTTGTCCCCCGAGACCGTCAACAACAGCTCCGCTCCCCGCAACGCATCGGCATCCCGCCGCGCTCGCCCCTTGCGCTCCCCCGTCGCCTTGTCCTTCACCCCCCCCGCCAACTCCGCCACATGCTCCATCACCACCGGCGCCGCCGCCTTCGCCTGCGCCGCCACCCCGTACTCGCCCCGCAGCACCCGCTCCAACTGCGCCTCCCGCACCAGCTCGATGATGCGCCGCACCGCCGGATGCTTCAGCGCTTTCGAGGCTTTCGCCTGGTCAGAGTAGCCAAGACATCGCGCGATCGACGCGGCATCGTACCCCCCCAGATGCAGCATCGCCACCGACCAGAGCCGCATGGGCGTCGAAATCCGCAGCTCGTCGAGCCCCATGCCCGAGAGCCCCTCAAGCCACGCCGTCTGCTCGGCCTTCCGCCGCTCGCGGGAGACCTTCGCCGCCACCGTCGCCCGCGCCAAGCGCTCCGCCACGACCGCCGGAGACGGTGCGTTTCGAAAGAACCCCGGTCCGGTGCGCTCGCCCATCCGTCGCCCGCGCTACCATACCCGCCCCGGGGGTCGCTAGCCCCGGACCACCGACGGCCCTACCACCGCTAGCAGGCTCGCGTGCGTCGGTCGCCCACGCGCTCGGCGGTCGATGACCCCCGCGGGCCTGGCAGCGGCCGGGCGGGGACAGCCGCTCGCTGCCGCTCGCTGCCCCCCCAAGCGCTGCGCGCTTGCGACCCCCCGGGGGGGTGCTAGCCTGCTAGCTGGCTACGACCTCCCTGTGTCGCAGCATGGTAGCAGGCTGCTACTGCCTGCGGTAGCAGCCAGCTAGCCAGCCAGCTAGCAGCCTGGCTGACAGTGCGTGGGTCGCGGCGGCCTCCCCGGGGGCGAGCGACCGGTAGGGAGCGGCTCACAAGCGACCGGCGGTCGCACTGCGTCAGGTTCCGGTAGCAATATAGCGGCCTAGCGCCACAGCGTGATGAGCTACCGGCTGAGGCGGTCGGGACGAGGTGTGCGACGGGCGGTAGATCGGAGGTGTTACACTCGAAGCACGTGGTTCCGGGTTGGATCCCAAGGGCTAGGGCTAGGCTAGCGGCGCTCTTGAGGCGGTGGTCGAGTGCGAGGGGAGAGGGAGCACGGTACAAGGCCGCGGTCAAGGCGCAGCGCGTCAGGGCGGGAAAAGTCAAATGCTGGCGTGGAGCGCGCTGATGGCGTCACGGAGGCGGTCGGCGCCGCAGATGCAGACGCCGGCATCGCGGAAGCGGCAGGATTTTGTGTGGTCGTAGCGGCGGTTGAGCCAGCGTGGGCCGACTTGGGCGTCTTTGAAGGCGGTGACGACGTGGATGCAGCGCTGTCGAAGGGCCGCGAGCTGGCGTTCGGCGTAGATTTTGCGTGTTTTGCGTGATTTCGGGCGTGATTTCGGTGATTTGGGCTGCTCCGGGAAGGGAATGACGCTCGGGTGGCCGTATCGGGGCATTTTTCGCGTCTGCAGAGCCGATTTTGCTCGTTTTTTGGGCGATTTAGGCTCCGAGGGCGTCGTGCAGCTCGTGGAGCGCCTCATGGAGGGCTTTGGAGCCGCAGGTGCACTCCCCGGAGGAGGCGGCGGGGCAGCCGTAGGCGTGGCCGAGGCGTTCTTGCAGGGCATCGCAGGCCGAGAGGATGTGCTGGCAGGCGTCTTTGAGGGAGACCTTCGGCTTGTCGTCGGGTTTGGGGGCGCCCGACGGGCTTGGGGTGGTCTGGGGGTGCTCGGTGTTGTGGGGATGCGACTCTGGGGTGGGCATTGGGGGCGTCCTCCTCTGGGGCTTCTTGGTGACGGGTACGGGTGAGGGCTTCTTCGGGACGGGCGGCTTGTGTGGTGGTGACTTGTGGGTGGCATGCGACGCGCGGGGTGGGGGCTTCCGCGGCGCATGGGTAGCCATCACTGCCGAGCCGTCTAGCAGATTCCATCCCATTACCTAGCCCACCCCGGGGTTGGCTAACCGACGCGATGTGGTAGACGGCAAGCCCCGCCATGGCTGCGGCGGGCGCTCCCCCGAACTCGCTTGGGCATGGGTGGGTGGACATCGCCTCGCGGGCCATCGTGCAGGTGGGTTTCCCGGTGGTGGTCGCGGCTGTCCTTCTGTGGTTCCTGCTCGGGCGCTTCACCGGCGACCTGCACTACATCGCGGTGTCGATGGATGGGCAGTTGCAGGAGATGAAGGCGCACACGCAGGCGCTGAAGGATCAGACGCAGCTCTTGAAGGAGTTCATGCAAGAGCAGAAGCGGAAGGGCGCGTGAGCTGGGGGGGCTGGTTCACGGTGGTGGTGGTGGTCGGGGCAGTCGTCGCCATGGGCTATATGCTGGTCGAGTGGTGGCAGCAGAACCATCATGACTGAGTGGGTGCGGCTCACATGGACGGAAGTCGCCCGTGGTGCGTGGACGGGCGTCTATCGGCACATTAAAGCGCGGCAACGGCGTCGCGAGCAGACCTATGGGATGTCGACGCTGAATCAGTGGGGCATGGATATCGAGGCGGCAATCGCGGAGCTGGCGTTTGCGAAATGGTGCGGTGTCTACTGGCCCGGGGCGACTGATCCGGACTCCGACGTGGGCGACGTCGCGGGCTATGGCGTGCGTTCCACGAGCCGTGACGACGGATGCTTGCTCTTGCACGATGCCGATCCGGATGCGCGCCGCTTTGTGCTGATGGTGGGTGATACGCGGGACTGGCGTGTCGCGGGCGTCCTCGAGGCAGGGCAGGGGAAGTGTGCTCAGCATTGGCGGGCCGATGATCCGAGCCGCAACGTGCGTGCGGCATACTTTGTGCCGCAAGGCGCGCTAGAGCCCTGCGAGCGGAGTGCGGCGTGAGCGACGGAGGGAAGCATCATGAGTGAGCCGACAGAATCGCAGCAGGTCTCCTTCAGGATTCCCGAGGCACGCATTCTGCGGCTCGCGGCGCTTGGCTGTTTCGTCGCGGATGTGTTCTCGGGTGGGCTCGGCTGGGGCGGCCGGGTGCATCTGATGTCGCTTGGGCTGGCGCTCTGGGTCGCCGCGGAGATCTTCTCCTGACATGCTCGACGCGGTCCTGCTGCGGATGAAGTGGTTCGTGTTCGGGCTCGCGGCGGGCTGGGTGTCGGGCTACTTCTTGAAGGGGCTGGTGATGCAATGGGCGCTCGAACGGTGATCATCGTGGTGCTCCTCTCCCTGGCGGCTTGTCGGGACAACGGCGCGTATCGTCGGCCGCAGGAGGGTGGTCCGGGCGGCGGGTACTACGGGTACACGACGACGACGCTCAAGCCCGGTGCGCCGCCGGTCCAAGGAGTGACCCCATGAGCTGGCGGCTGGCGAAGTCGCTCGGGGCGACGGGGTCGCTGGGGCTGCTTGGCGAGATCAATGCGTCTGCGCCAAACCGTTCCAAGGTGAGCGACGGCGGGATCGGTGATGCGCGCCACGCGGCGAGCACATCGGACCATAATCCTTGTAAATGTTGCAAGGTAGTTACCGCCCGGGACTTCACGCATGACCCGCGCAACGGGTTCGATGCGCACAAGTTCGCGGAGTGGCTCCGTGAGCGGATCCTCGCCGGCGAGCAGCGGGTGAAGTACGTCATCTCCAACCGGCGCATCATGAGCGGCCACGGGCAAGCGCACAAGGCAGGACTGTGGCGCGCCTACTCAGGGTCGAACCCGCATACCAACCACGTACACGTCTCGGTGCGGCATCCAGCACGCTTCTACGACGATGCCTCGCCGTGGGGATGGACGCAGCAGGCACCGCCGCAGCGGTGCGCAACCTGTGGACGCTAAGGAGGGTACCATGCGAGGCATAGTGCGGTTGGGTGCGATGGTCTTTGTCGTGGGGTGCGCGAACGGGCATCAGATCACGGTGCAGGACGTCATGAATGCGCAGGCGTGCATGAACGAGGTCCGGACCGTACCCGCGGCGGTGCAGTCGTCGATCCCGTCCTGCATGACGCTGGCAAACCAGATCAAGACGGAGGGCAGCCAATGATGGAGAACGACGAAGAGATGGACCCGGGGCAGGCAGACGATGCGCTCGAGGAAGCGGACTGCGGCCACGGGGATGTTGAGCTGCCCGACGATCCGGAAGCAACCGAATAGAGGGGGAACCGATGATGCATCGCACGCCCGAGGACGAGGAAGAGCATCTGCCACCTGACGACGAAGAGGAAGAGGAAGAGGAGCCCGTCGGGCCACCCAAGCCGAATGAGTGACCCGACGAGTTGCGCGGTCCTTATGGCTGGCAGCCCAGATGCTCGACGAGATAGCCGGGGTTCGCCAGTACGAATCGGTCTCCGGGAGCTACGGGCTTTCCGCATGCCTCGCAGGCTTTGTTCACGATGCTGCGTGTGATTGCGCAGTCGGTATGTGTGCAGGGTTCATTGCAAGTTGTTGGTTCGCCGAGTGTCGGCATGACTAAATACGCCATGTGTTTACCTCCTATGTGTTACTATACCACAAGCGGCGTGAATTGTCAAATCTGCAAAATAATGGCGTGAAATACTAGCATGCCATTTTTATCGAGTAGTTCGCTCGCAGAGCGGCCCGACCCGCGCACGAAGGCGGCACAGCCGCTCCACGGCGTCACCGAATGGGAATGCCCGCGCAATGGCGTGCACGTTGTCGAGGTGCACTACAGCGCCGATCCGCAAAAACGCGATCCGCAGTGGAAGCGGGAAGCCATGCGCGGCATGCCGCCGCGCGGGTGGCAACGCGAGTTCGAAATCTGCTGGGACCTGGGGGGTGGCGACCCCGTCCTGCCGGAGTACGTGCCGGCACTCATGCGCCGTGAGGTCACGGTGAACCCGTCGGGCCGGATGCTCCGGGGGTGGGATTTCGGGCAGGTCTGCCCAGCGACCGTCTTTGCACAGGTGGA